TCTCCTCGGTGAACCATCCCGTTTGCCACCGTCATCGGCGCAATGCGCAAGCATTGTCGCCAACTTGACGCCGGACTTCGGGGCGCCAGGACCACACGTCCCGTAAGTACTACTCGCTGCTACTTCCTGCGACGGGCTTTCTCATTGAAAACAAAAGCATTTCGTCGCATCAAGTAGTTTGCGGCATGGGCCGGTTGCGGCCCGTCTCACCATGAAATGGTGCCAAGGCACCCGACCCGCCTGTTTCTTTCCACGAGCCAGAGCGGGCCGGTCTGCCAAGGCTCCGTCACGACAAAGGACCAACAGAGCATGTCTATTATTACGCCGGCCTACTGCGAAACCAAGGTGTCCAAGCGCGACCGGAAAGCCGATAATGGCAGGGATGCCGTCACCGGACTCATGATCGACCGAACGCCGAACGGCACCTTTTTCTATTTCCGCTTTATAAATCGGGCGACCGGCAAACGCGATCAGGTTCCGCTCGGTGCCTATCATGCCGAAACGAACTCGCTGTATGCCGTCCGCGAGCGCGCCATGAAGCTCAGAAGCCGTGTCGCCCGTGGCGAGAACATCAGCCACACCATTCGCAATGAGGAAGCCGCCAAGACCGTCGATGGCCTGACGGTCGGGCAACTGATCGACTTGCGGATTGAATTTATGAAGAGCCCGAACCCGAAGCGTCTTGCGGATGGAAAGGTTCGGCCCCGCCTTGAGACATGGAGCAATGTCGCTGGCCATCTGAACCGCTTCATTCGCCCGGACCTTGGTCGCATGCTTGCAAAGGACGTAACCAGCCACGATCTCGCGGCGATCCAGAACAGATTGGCCGATAACTACGTCAGCAACGCCCGTCATTTTCGTCGGGCCGCGACGAGCATGTTCAGGTGGGCTGCAGAACGGCGATATATCCCTCGCTCGCCGTGTCACGATCTCCCGAGGCTGGCAGGCGAGGCCTCGCGCGAGCGCCATCTTGACGAAAACGAGATCAGAGCGCTTTGGCATGGCCTTGATCGTGCGGACATGCCATGGAACCGCAACACGAGGCTCGCGATCAAGTTTCAACTCGCGACCATGCTGCGATCCGCCGAATTGATGGCGTTGCATACTAGCGAGATTGTCGATCTCGATGGCAAGCACCCATACGTCAAGATTCCGCTTGAGCGCGTCAAAAAGCGGCGCGTGATCGAACAGCCACTCAGCCCTCTTGCGGTCGAGATCATCAAGGAAGCCTTGGCCGATAGGAAACACGGCTTCGTCTTTGAAAGCCCGCGCAACCCCGACAAGCCGCTCTACCGCAAGGCTGCGGCCAATGCTCTGACCGGCACCAGGCACACGGATGGCCGCGTGAAAAGCCATGGCATCTGTGCGCTGCTCGGCCTCAACCCGTTAACGCCGCATGATCTGCGGCGCACGGCGGCGACGCTGGCAGGCAACCAGCGCTTTCCGCTCAAGAAGATTGAATTGTGCCTCGATCATCAGAAGCAAACGAACGGGCTGATCTACGACAGGTCTGAGCGGCGGGAGGAAAAGCGCGAACTACTCAACGCGGTCGGCGACGAGCTGCTCCGCATCATCAGCGACGAGCCGGAAGCGCGTCTCGCTGCTTAAACCGGGACACAAAAAATGGCCCCGCCGAAGCGGGGCCAAGTCTCGGGAGAAACGGTCTTGTCAGTCAGGCGGTATTGTCATTGGCAATCATCGATCTCATCCGCTCATCGATCCTCGCCTGCTCCGCGTCCAGCGCCGCCTTGTACTCTGGATGCTCGGCCAGCCATTCCTCATACGCCTTGCGGTGCTCTTCCGGCGTCATGGCTTGGGCTCGGGAAATGGCTCGGCTCGATCGACGTAGACCTGAAACCGCGAGAAGTCGTCAATCGTCTGATTGTATTTCTTGTGACCGATGAACTCGATCTCGCCATGGTCACCATGCCACTGCACCGCGCTGATCTCTTCTGCTCGAAGCCCGGCGCAGTCAACCGTCATGCCCTTGCCGTCGACGACGATGGTGTTGTCAATGCTGTTGATCGATACGCGCATTGATCATCCTCCTGTTCGCATCGACCGCAACGCCAACCGCCTGAATGACGCCGTTGCGGAAGGTCTCCATCGCCACCGTGGTGCCGCGACTGACCATCGCGTTCTCAACCAGAAGCATCGGAAGCACCGCGATAGAGCAACGCCAATCGTCGATCATCTCTTCGCTCTGCGGGTTCTTGCCGACGATGCGCGTCCACCACGGGCACGCATGGCAAACCTCGCTCATGTCCTTTTTGTGCAGCGGGCAGACCTGACCTTTTTCGGCGTGCGGGATTTGTGCCATCAGTTTTTACTCGCGAGGATCACGTTGACGTATTGAATATCATAGTTCACGGGGTGAGTGTGCGATGATCCGCTCGCATTATTGCCCGTCACGTTGATGGTGTTGCCGCCAGTGAAGCTCTGCACGGTGCTCATCGATCCGCCGTAGTAAGCGACGGGATTGCCCGCGCCGGTCGTCATCGGAATGAGCGACGCCCAATTGCCTGTCGAAACCGGCGTGTACACCGCACCATTGCCACCGGCATAGACCGTAATCGTGTTGGTGCCCGTCGCCGTCAGCCCGGTTGGAATTTCGTTGACGCCCAAGGTATGCGCGCCGCCGACCGTCTGCGCTGCCCATGTGCTGAATGCTTGCGTGCCGCCAGCCGCACCGCCCGTGCCGCCGCTCACGACACGAAGCAACTTGTCGTTCTGTGTCGTCACTTGAGTCCATCCGACAGGCGCGGCAGCCTGACAGAACAGCATCACCGTGCCCGACGGGATCGCGGTGACACCGGCAATGAGGCCGTCGACGTAGTGCTTGTCGGCTGCATCCGTTGGATTGACCGGATCGCCCGACAGCGTCAGCGGCGCCGACATCGGATTGGAGCCGTCGGTATAGACCGGCGTCTTGCCGCCAAGCGACGCCGAGTTCGTGATCCACTTCACGCCGTCCCATGTGTAGACAGGAACGCCAGCAACAGCCGGTGCGGGATAGGTTTGCCCGACGCTCGGACTACTCGGAAAATCTAACGCAGCCATGCCGAGTCCCTCACAACTGAGCCGCAGCCAAAGCCAGATACAAGATGCCGTAACAATCGCCGCTCGCGTTGGATGCAATGATGTACCGAGAGGAAACAGTGTTCGGACTCTGGATCACGGGATAGCCCGCAGCCATGTTCGCAGTCAGTGCGCTTCCTGCGCTGAGCGAGACCGATGGGTTCTTCATCATCGTGACCGGCCAATCGCAAGCGGTTTCCACTGTCTGACCCGCACCGCTGGCAAAGAAACGAGCCGTACACCATTTGCCCGCGTAGTATCGCTTAACAAACTTGTCTTCCTCTTCGAACTTGCGAAACGCATTCATCGAATAAGCCGCGCTCGGTCCCATGCTGCCGGGCAAGACGGTGACGCCGGTCAACGTGACCTGATCGCCATTCGCCTGAAAGAAATTCGTCTGACCAGCCGATGCCAGCGCGTTGTTTGCCGTCCACGCGCTATTGGTGCCGATCTTGTAAGTCGTGCCGCACAGGAAGCAAAAGTGCATATACAGCCCGACTTGCGTTTGACCGCCAAGCCAAGTGCCCGCAGCGTCGCCGGGGATCGTGATCGTTTTGTACTGCCAGAGATTGCCGCCCGTGACCGCGAACTCGGCGCAATAGCTGCGATTGGTTGCGCCGTTGCGTATGACCAGACACGCGGTGCCGCTTCGCGAGGTGGCAAGCCAGAACGACACCGTGATCGGCTGCGGGTTGGTCTTTGCCCACATCAATTTCCACGTGCGGTGACCTTCAATCGGCTGTTGAATGTAGACCGCGTCGCCAGCCGCAACCGAAGTCGGCGCGGTGTTTGCCTTGAGCAACAGCCCGTTCAAGAAACCATCAGGACTCGACGAGTAGTCGAATTGCTGCATCGCCAGCGAACCGCCGGTCGTGGTGACACCGAATTGCCATTGATCCAGAAAATATCCTGAGCCGCTGACATTTACGCCGTTCGTGCCATTGTAGTTCGAAAACTCCATGGTGCCATTGATCTGCAAGCCGTGAAAACCTTCCGCATCGAAAGGCGCGGCGTAGATGTTGCTTCGAGCTTGCAGTTGTTGCGCGACGGTCAAGCCTTGTGGCGCGTCGTAGCGAACGCCAAACCTGTTATCAACATATTGCTTGGTCGCCGCCTGCATGTTCGTCGACGGATCAGCGTACAGACTCAGCATGCCCGTCATCGTGTCGCCGGTCTTGAGCACGAACGAACTCGTATCCGGCTGCGGCACTGCCGTGACCCATTGGCGCGACGTGCCGTCGTTGTAGTAGAGATAAAGCTGACCCGTGTCGCTTTCCCACCACAGCGTGTTGTCGGGCACGCCGGTCGGCGGCGTCACGCTGACATAGGTGATCGACGGACCAGTCGGACCAATCGGGCCGACCGGACCCTGCGGGCCGGTGTTGCCCTGCGGGCCCTGCGGGCCTGTCGGGCCGATCAGCGAGACACCTGCGGGCCACGCGCCGCCCGCCTTCGGGCCATAGATGAAATGCGCTGTCGTGTCGATGTAGGTGTCGCCGTTGTTACCGACACTCGATGTCGGAGCACCCGAACCATAAATGATGGAGTTGCCGGTTGGACCCTGCGGCCCCACTGGACCAGCCGGTCCCACTGGACCAGCCGGACCAATCAGCGAGACACCTACACCTACAGATGGCCATGCGGCCCGCCTTCGGGCCGTACATGACATGAGTTGTCGTGTTGATATAGCTGTCGCCGTCCTTGCCCTGTGCTGACGTAGGATTGGCACCGCCGTAGATGATTGTGTTGCCATCGGCACCGTTAACACCGGACGTGCCGGGAGGACCGGGTGGCCCCTGCTCAGGCACATTGATCGTTTCAACCTCAAAGTCGGCGACGACCGTAACATCGCCTTGGATGCTCACATCATAGCCGGTTGCGACGGTTACATTGGTCATGTCACATAATCAGGGATAAGTGATTCCATACGGCGCGACGATTGAGCCCATCTCTGCATCGGTCTGGTTGCCGTTGACGTCTTCCGGCCAGCGCGTCGCCGTTCTTCCGATGTCTAGGAATGCCTGATACAGCGGGTCCGATGTCGTGGTGAGCGCGTTCAGTTCGCTCGAATAGAGCCGACCATCATCGGCGAGCCAGAACCAGTGACGCGGCATATAAAGTATCTGCGCGCCAAGAATGAATACGTCGCTCATGTGTAGTTTCCTCCTGTCGCGTAGACTCCAGCGACGGTGCCCGGATAGTAATTGACGCCCGCACCGCCGGTCGAAATGTTGGCGTTGGTGTTGACGTTGTACTTCTGCCCGGTCACGTTGCCCGCTCCAGTAATCGACATAAAGACCAGTTGGACGAAGGAGCTGAACGCCGAAAGAATGAAGTCACCTGCGAGTGTGACCGGATTTGCGACGGTTAGGTTGGGACCACCACCAGAGTTGTTGATGAGCTGACCGTTCGCATAAGCGAACACAAACGAACCGTTTTCGTATTGATTGCCCGACGCACCACCCTTGATGACCCACTGACTACCGGGCACGTAGTTGGAGATCAAAGAACCCTGCTGAGTGGAGATGTGAGATCCAACGCAAGAATTGAAGTTGATGTTGCCCAGAATGATGACCGTTCCTGCACCGTAGGCGTTGACGTTGCAGATGCCTTCACCGGGACTAGAGCCACTGCAACTAAGCTCAAAGCCAGAGATGGTGTACTGACCGCAGCCGGTAGCCGTTCCAATGGCCGATCTATTAGTTCCGGTGATCTTGCAATTGGCCGGCGTGCTCTGGTCTCCAATGAGAAAGACTTGGCCAGCTCCATTGATCTTATTCAAATAGATGTTGGCGTAGTTGCCATCCGCGACGTTGATCTGAACGTTATATCCAGAAGGCCTCGAGCGCTCCGGGCAAAAGCTCGCCGTTACCCAGCGGACTGCCGTCATAGTGCGAGACGGGATGCGGCCCCATCGCATTGACGTTCAAGACAGACGGGCCAGTGTTCGCGTTTCCAATCTTGACGATGAACACCATGCCCGGAAGCAAGGCGTTCGGTGTTGGCTTGACCGTGATCTGGTAGGCGTTCGCCGTGCCGGCATCGACACCGAAGAACAGCTGGCCGCTTTGGATTGCTTTCGCCAGTTGGCTGAGATCGCTGTTGCTGGGCGTGAGGCCAGCATCCGAGATCGTGTTGACGATCTCGCGTTGCGGATATTCAATCGAGGCAGCGGGCGGAATCGATCCTTGTGTGCCGGTCGATGGATTGCCGTTGACGTAAGGCGTATCGCCCCACGTGACTTCGGGCGGCATTCCGTAAGGCTGATTGTATTGCATCGCTTCCTCTCAAAGAAAAACCCGGCGCGGTGGCCGGGTTTGTGATGGGGGTTCAGAGTCCCGCTCATCGACTTGCGCCAGGATTGATCACAAGCGAGCCCGACCAGATGCGAAGCGTGCTCGTACCCTGCATGCGGATCAGCGAATGCTCGTAAGCGCCGGTCTGCATCTGCACGAGCTGCGCCTGCGTGATGATCACCGTGAATTTGCCGTTCGGTGGGTCGGTGATGACGAGGCCGCCATTCTCGGTCGTGAGCAGCATTTCCTCGTTGACGTCTTGGGCATTGAAGCGGATGCCCATCCGCATCGTGTTGCCCGTCAGATCAATCGGCGGTCCCGGCGTCACGCCATCAGAAAGCAGGGTCTGATAGATGAAGCCGCGAATGAAATCAGCGTCATTCTCGCAAGTGATGTTGACGATTGCCATGCTATGGCGTTCCTGCCATCGGGTCGCCGGGATCGGTCAACCCGCCAACGTCGTAGATGATTTGCGTGTGCGCTGGCTTCCAGCGGTTGAGGATGCACTCCAAGTCTTGCGGAATGCCGATGCGCAGATGCGGATCAACGCCGCACTGGCCCGAGCCGCAGCGAAACCACATCAGGCTCGTCGCCGAGACGTGGACGGTCCAGTAATAGCGATTCTCCGGTGGTCCCAAGCCGTAGTTCGGCCATTCGCTCAGCACGCCTTTCGCAACGGGATTGCCGAGCGGATTGCAAACCGGCAGATAGCCGAGAACGAATGATTGATCGAAATACGGGACGCTGCCATCGCCGTAGACGCGCGAGTCGCCGCAGCGATCGATGCCGCAAACGAAAGTGCGATACTCGCTGATCGTGATGTCGTAGCCGAGAAACTTCGCGAAATCGATGTACCACTGTCGCGACTGCGAGCCGTACAGCGTCATGCGCGCGACTAGCGCGGCTTGACGAGCGGCGATGGTTTGCGGCGCGGTGTAGCAGGGATCGGGCAATCCCCAATTGCGTTCCCAATCGGGCAGTAGCTCGACCGTACTTCTGGGATCGCTTTCAATCTCCAACAGGTCGGCAGCGCGACCATCGACGAACCCCCAATAATCGCACAGTCCGTCGCAGGCCTGCCACAGCATGCTGTCGATGGAATGCTTCGGCCATGCCTGACCTTGCGGCAGCAGTTCAAGGAAGCTGCAGAGCAACAGCCCGCAAGTCAACCCGCGCTCGGCCGAATTTGTCGAGGGCGCGGTCGCGGGGCATTTTTATCAGCGCGCTAGCCCCGAGCCGATCATCGATGGCGTGAAAGGCTTTTCCGGCACCGTCATCGGCGATGATCTTGTTTATCTTGAATGGCCGCCCGGACGCACCGGCACGTTGATCGCGCGCCATTCCGAACGGCCGGCCGACGCCGTCGAACAGCTCACCAAAAGCGAGGGCTCCAGCCGGATGAAACGGAGCCTGGTTCGGGCAAACGGAAACAGCATCGAAGAGAGTCGCGAGCTTTTCCTGATGCTGGACGACGGCAATGTTTGCGTGATGCCGTTCCACGGCACCGGACACACTACGGTGCGGGAGTTGATGACGTACCTGGCGCAACTCAGACATCCCGACACGGGCAAAATCCTGCCGGCCGCGGCCAGCCGCTTCCGCTTCACCACTGCGAGCAAGTCCAATGAGCTGGGCGCCTGGTATCGCGTGCGCTTTCAATGGGAGGGATACAACGGCAAGCCGGCGTATCTCGAAGCGAAGAGACTCGCTGAGTTGGTCGCGCCGCGCGCGGCCTAGTTACCGGCGGAGGGCCTAATCATGCAGATCACCGACGACAAATGGAATGCGATCATTACTGAAGTTCGGCAAGGAATCGACAGGTGGAACGCCCGTGCGGCCGAGCACAAGAAAGGTGACACCTTTCGCTACGAGTTGGTGCCGGCCGGTGAATACGTCCTGCTGCTGACGACGCATCGCAGCGGATCAACCGAGTGGCACAGTGTCGCCTATAAACCAGTAACCCAGGAAATGTGGGCGGCAAAGCTAATCTTCAAGAACGGTCGTGTGACCGGCTTCCGAGTCAAACCCGACCCCAAGGCGTGGACCTCGCTCGCCACCAAACCAGCTGCTGAGATCGTAAAACGGCTTAAGCTCACTGACTTCCTGATAATAGACAACGTCCATGCGGTGAGGCCACCATCTGGTCCACCACTTTATCTTGTCCGCGGCTTTTACCGCCAGGATCATCAGCGCCACGTGGCGATGGTTGTCGCCGGGGAAGAAGGCGTGATGATCGACGTGCATGCGATTGCCGAGCGGATCGCCGGGCCAGATTTCTGTTTCCCCACATCAGGGACCATCGGCGTGCAAGTAGCCCCGGAATATCAAGGCGTGCTGTTCGACGGCGACGAGCAGCTCTACGCCAAGGTGCCGGAGCTCAGACCGCATGATCTTCGCCGCCGCGGCACCTAACAGCGAAACGGCCCGGTAGCTGCCTGGCCGTTAGGACTTTGGACGTGTCGCAAGAGGGTGCAGGGGCGCCGTCAGCCTTGCAAGCACCAGGCGCCGCCGGGCCGATCCCGGGCACGTCCGCCATCCTCGCCAAAAAACAGGCCGGGGCTTCTGAGGCCCCAGCCTGATAACTGCAAAACCCGACATGAGGAGGCCAATCGCCATGCCGTCGCGTCGCTTAGGTATCAAGTCCGCGGAACTTTCGCAAGGCGGCCTGCTCGACGGGATTCCAGCCGACATCCAGAATGTCGCGCAAGTCAGCGATGCGCTCGTTTTGATGCGCTCGCTCCCGGACGGTTGCGCGGCGCTGGGCTTCTTCGACCCGCAATATCGCGAGTTGCTCGAGCGCCAGCGGTACGGCAACGAGGGCGTGTCGCGCCAGAGCGTGCGCGCCCAGCTGCCGGCGATGAGCGCAAGCTACATCCACGAGGTCGTCGCCGAGTTCGCGCGTGTGCTTCGCCCGAGCGGCTACCTGATGCGCTGGCTCGACAAATTCGTCCTGTGCGAGGGACGCCATCTCTGCGTTCCCTTCGACGCGCTCAAGGTCGTCGATCTCATCGGCACCGACACCGGTCGTATCGGCATGGGGTATCGTACGCGTTGCCGCGGTGACTTCCTGTTGATCATGCAAAAGCCGCCGATTCAGGCGCGCGCGACATGGACCGATCACGGCATCCCGGATCGCTGGATCGAGAAGGTCGATCGGAAGATTCATCCGCACGCCAAGCCGGTCGGCCTGATCACGCGCCTGATTGGCGCTGTGACGCGGGCGGGCGACCTCATTGTCGATCCCGCAGCCGGCAGCTTCGTGGTCATGCACGCCGCAACACAGCTTGGGCGCGTCTTCGTTGGTTGCGATCTGGTCATGAAGGGGTTCGGGTCATGACCGCCGGCGTGCTGGTGATCGATTATGAAACCTTCAGTCCGGTCATTCTGACCGACACCAATACTGACATTTATACGTCATACCCGACGACAGGCGTTTGGTGCGCGGCGCTGGCGCTCGATAATCAACCGGTCCGGATCTGGAAACCTGGCGACCCGCCTCCGGAAGAAATCTTTATCGCTGACAAATTCGTCGCGCACTATGTCCGGTTCGAGTACTCGCTTTGGCGCCACAAGCTCACGCCGCTCTACGGCTGGCCCGAGGTTCCGACCTTCGAGCGCTGGGACTGCACCCTGGCCGCTTGTCAGAGGCGATCGTTGCCGGCGAGTCTCGCTGCGATCGGCGAGGTGCTGCGGCTGAAGCATCGCAAGGCCGATAGTCAGATCATGAAGCAGATGGCGCGCCCGCGGCCGGCGCGCGCCGGCGAAGATCCGACCGCGCTTCATTGGGACGACGACCATTTCCGCCAACTCTGCGAGTACTGCAAACGCGACGTCGAATGCGAACGGGAGCTTTATCAATGGTTGCTTCGCTCCTCGGAGACCGAGAACACCTTATCTGGCAACATACCCAAGGCCTCAATGCCGATGGTGTCGGCCTCGACGGCAAGCTGATCAGACAGATGGCGACGATCGTCACGGCGCGACTCGCCGCCGTGAACGATGAATTGCGCCAGGTGACCAACGGCGCCGTCCAAACCGTGCATCAGGTGGCGCGTCTGTCGGAATGGGCCAGGCAGTTACCTCGCGGCGACGTCCCCAATCTGCAGGCTGAGACGCTGGAAGCGGTGCTATTGCACGACGACCTGGTGCCTGAATTGCGCCAGGCGTTCGAGCTGCGCTTGGAAGCCGCACACGGCTCGAAGGTCGAATCACTGCAAGCCTGCCGTGGACTCGACGGCCGGGCGCGCGATTTCATGGTCTATTGCGGCGCCGGCACAGCTCGATTTTCCTC